AAACATACAGAGTCACAATGAAAGACAAGTCCTTCAAGATAGTGAAGGCATACAATCAACATCATGCCATTCTCCTAGTGGACAGATGGCCAGTATTAATACTAAAAATTGAGGAGCTATGAAAGCAACACACAGAATATGGTTAGAGGACTCAGTAGAAGAGCTAGGTGGTTTTTGGTGGTATTGCTACCTTGACAACAATGGATGCCTACAAGATGAGAAGTATCCTGATGATGAGCCTGATACACCACAATGGTATATTAATAATGGTTATAAAGTAGAGGAGCTATGAATCAATTTAAAATGTACAGATGTATCAAGTTGATGCAACTAATGCAAGAAAGACCTAGACAAATTGCAACAATAGAAAGATACCTGAATGTTTCAAACAGAACAATCTACAGATACTTTAGCCTATTCAAGTCATTAGGTTACCAGGTGAATAAAGATAAATTTAACAAGTACTATTTAAACACAACAAAATGATAGAAAAAATCAAATACATGATTGAGCTACACAACCTATGTGATAGTGGTAGGCAAAGAGACCTGGTGTACAAGCGAGACTACATTTTCTCTGAGCTGTTTAAACTCAACTTTAACCTTTGCGAGATTGGTAGAATGCTTGACAAACATCATGCAACTGTATTAAATGGACTAAGAGTTGACAGTCAATTTCAAAACTTTGACAAGATCTATGATGATGCTATAGCACCAATTAAAGACTATCTCTATCCACCAGTTGAGCTACCTAAGTACTCTATCTTTGAGGATGTTATTAAGTGCAACAACACAACTGATTTGAGAATAATTAAGGAGAGAATTACCAATAATTTGTACTTAGAAAGAGAGGTGTAAAGTGTAAAGTGTAAAGTGACTTTACAGTAGGTAAAAAAAAAATAAATAGAAAAAAAATTTAAAAATACAATTTACTGTAAACTTTACACCTAAAACAGCTACAAGCCTTATAGACACTAAGAAGTTACTGTAAAGTCAGGTGTAAAGTCACTTTACAGTAGTTTACAGTAAAAATAAATTTGTAATTAAAGAAAAATTACTATATTTGCTGAGTGAAAATTAACAATGCAGAAAGTTAATTACTAGTCACAAGGATATTTTTTTAAAGCTCATTAGTCAACACCGCTGCATCGGAAGAGATTAATGGGCTTTACTTTTTAAAAACATTATGCAGAATGGAAGAACTACAAGCATTAAATTTTTTAGAATATTTCTCAGTTATAACTATTGGAGATGATAAAATTCCAAATCACACTTGGAAAGAATGTCAATCAACAAAACTAACTGAAGAACAATTCCTAATTAACCTAAGAAAACAATCTACAAAAGGGATAGGTATAGTCACTGGCTTTGAATCATTAGAGGTGATTGATGTAGATACTAAGGTATTCTCAACACAACTAGAGAAGGATCAGTTTTGGAAAGAATACTACCAAACTCTTAAAGATAACATCTTAGACTTTGAGACAAAGTTTTCTGTGTATGTTACTAAAAGTGGTGGCTATCACATCTTATACAAGTCTAAGAGAGTAGTAGGAAATTCAAAGATAGCTAAGTTAAAAGGACATAAAGAGGCAGTAATTGAGACTAGAGGAACTGGTGGCTATGTCTTTGTTTATCCTGGTAAAAAATTAGACAATACTAGATCCTATTTTCAACTAGAATTTATTACTGATGATGATAGACAAACATTGTGGAATTTATCCTCAGCCTACAATCACATTGACAAAGTACCTGAAGAGCCAAAAAAAGACAAACGTACTTATCAAGATGATGAAGTAACACCATGGCAAGATTTCAATGATAAGACAGATATTTGGTCAGTTATTCAGGATGATTTCTTTATCCCTACTAATGGTCAAAAGAAAGACCACTACCTAATCAAAAGACATGGAGCTACATCCGCACATTCAGGTAGTGTGTTTAAAGATAGTGGATGCATGTACTTATTCTCAACTGGTACAGTCTATCCACATGAGCAGTTAATAAGTCCATTTGTGGCATACGCATGGAAGAAACACAATGGTGACTTTAAAGATGCTACTAAAGACCTTTATGAACAAGGATTTGGATCTAGGAGAAAGAAAGAAATTGAAAAGGATAAGCCAAAGATTGATAAGCCATTGCCTATCTCAGGAATTAACTTCCCATTAGACATCTTTCCTGAAGAAATACAGCACTACATTTTAGAATGTAACACCAAGTTAGATGCTAACATTGACTACATGGGCTGTAGTTTACTTTGGTTGATATCTGTGTGTGTAGGCAACACTTATGAGATTGAAGTTAAAAAAGGATGGACTGAGCCTGGTGTAATTTGGCTGGCTGTAGTAGGTAGAGCTGGTATAGGTAAGACTCCAAGCATTGATAACATGATAAAGCCATTGAATGTATTAAACTTCAAAGAGATAAAGAGATACTCAGATCAGATGGAGGTGTATAACTATTACAATGATCTTACAAAGAAAGAGAAAGAAGAACATCCTGAGCCAATGAAACCTAAAAAGACTCAGTTTATAGCCAATGATATTACATTAGAGGCATTGGTTGACTTACACCAGGAGTCAGATAATGCAGTTGGTGTGTTCAAAGATGAGCTTGCTGGATGGTTTAAAGACATGAATAAGTACAGAGCTGGATCTGATCTAGAATTTTGGTTATCATGTTGGTCTAGCAAGTCAGTATCTGTGAATAGAATGACTCGCAAAGGATCATTTATTGAGAGACCATTTATACCAGTGCTCGGAGGTATACAGCCAAGTATCTTTAACCAATTTGCAACTGATGAAAATAAGGACAATGGATTCTTAGATAGGATGCTATTGAGCTTTCCTGATGCAAAAGTTGAGGAATACAATGAGAATGAAATGCACATAGCTGACATCATGTGGTATAGTAACACTATCACTAGATTTTATCAAGGCTTAAAGAGTGCATTCATAAAGCGAGATAATGATGGCAAAATAATTACTAACACAGTAAAGTTCAAGCAAGAAGCTAAAGAGGAATGGAAGCGAATCTTTAACAGAATAACTAAGGAGCAAAATAATGATGAGGAGAATGAATATCTTAAATCAATGTATCCTAAGCAGAAATCTTACATCCCTAGATTTGCTTTATTAATTCATTTATTCTCAAGCAATTTTGATGAGAATGTCAATTATTTAGAAGTATCTAAGGATAGCATTTTAAAGGCTGAAAAGTTAAGTAACTACTTTATCATGAATGCTAAGAAAATTAAGATTGAAGCAGCTGAATTAAAAGATATAAAAACAGCTATGAAGGGAGCTGAGACTACCTATGACAAATTATTAGCTATCTATAAGTCAGATAGTAACTTTAACAGAACAAAAGTAGCTGAGCAGTTAGGTATAAGTAGACAGCAAGTAATAAATTTAATTAAAAAAATAGAAGAGAAATGAATAAAACAGCAATTGATCAAATGGATGTCAATGAGTTGATGTCTACAGTGTGTGTAATAGCTACCCTTAAGTACAATGGACACTTCACTTTGCTATCCTTCACTACTAATTTTAAAGGCTGTTTTGGCACAGTGACTGAAAGAGAAGAGATAAAACAATTGTATCCATGCGAATCTTTAAGAGAGGTATTGTTACACATGATATACCCTGAGCTATGATAACAATAACTAACGAGGATAACATGGAGCTCATGGCTCGCTATCCAGATAAGTATTTTGATTTAGCTATTGTTGACCCGCCTTATGGGATTGATAGAAATGGAATGAACATGGGTAATTCAGTTTTTAATAAAGACGATAAGAAATGGGATAATTCAATACCAACAAATGAATATTTTTATGAACTATTTAGGGTAAGTAAAAATCAAATTATTTGGGGTGGTAATTATTTTCCTTTACCACAAAGTCAATATTTTGCAATTTGGGATAAAGGTGAAACTATGTACGGAAGAGATTTTGCAGAATGCGAATTTGCATGGGTAAAAAGTGGAGGCACAAGAATTTACAAAAAGTCACCAAACCAACCCGAAAGGATACACCCAACCCAAAAACCAGTAGCACTTTACAAATGGCTCTTAGACAAATACGCAAAGCCTGGAGATAAAATACTTGACACTCATTTAGGCAGTGGCTCAATAGCAATAGCCTGCCATGACTATGGCTTTGAACTAACAGCTTGCGAACTTGACAAAGAATATTTTGATAAAGCAATGACAAGAATTAATAACCATGTAGCACAACAAAAACTATTTTAAATGACCAAAGAAAACAAAGCTAAGCTCAAAGCCTTAGAGCTTGAGATGATGATGGCTAAGTCATCAATGAATCCAAAGTATCTACCATCTACAGAGTGGGCGGATAACTCAGCTAACAGCCTTACTAAGTCTATTATCTTCTACATCAATGCAACTGGCAATCAAGCTGAGAGAATTGGCAATCAGGGCCAGTACAGAGAAGGTAACAAGATTCAAGTTGGCACTGGTGAGATAGCATACACTAAACAACTACCAGGTAAGTGGACACCAGGGCAAGGCACTAAGGGCACAGCTGACATCTCAGCTACTATCAATGGTAAGTCAGTCAAGATTGAAGTGAAGTACAAGCGTGATGTTCAGTCAGAAGTACAGAAACAATATCAGCAAAAAATAGAGAGTGCAAAAGGTATCTACTACATTGCTAGAGACTTTGACACATTTATTATTTGGTATGATAAAATAAATCAATAAAATAGTTGCACAACTAAAAATTATTATTACATTTGTAAACAATTAAAAACAAATACATGCAAACAGAAGTAACCAAAGTGCCACTGTGGATCAAGATTCACAAGGCAAAAATGAGCATTGGAAAGGTTGTTAAGAACAGCACTAATCCTCACTTTAAAAAAAGCTATGCAGACATTAACGCATTGCTAGAAACAGTTGAGCCAATCCTTCACGAGAATGGACTGCTCCTAATTCAACCTATCCATGACAAGATTCTGACTACTCAGATAATTGACATTGAAACTGGTGAGATGATTGAGTCATGGTTGACATTACCTGAGAACATTGATCCACAAAAAATGATTAGTGCAACGACTTACTACAGAAGAGCAACACTTCAATCACTCTTGAGCCTTCAAGCTGTAGATGATGATGGTAACTCAGTCGCATCAGCAACTAAGCCAACGCTAACAGATGACAGATTCAAAGAAGCTCTTAAGTCTATCGAGTCAGGCAAGTACACAGTAGAAAAATTAAAAACAGATTTTAACCTAACCAAACAACAAATACAAGCACTATGAAGTGGCATCCATCATCACTAGGTAAATTAATGACTGAGTCTAGAACAAAGTCAGAAGTATTGAGTCAGACTACTAAGTCTTACATAGCTAACAAGGCA